TGAAACATAATGTTAATGATAACTGGTTTAATCCTAAAATGAATAACCATTACTCACAATATTTTGAGGAAACTGAAGACAGAGACTGCGGATCACTAAAATCAAGTAATAATGACAATTGAACCTATTGAACTATATCAAATATATAATGGAATCAAACTACATTTTAATCAATCTTATGACTATATTAAATATCAAGGAAAATCACTCACTAATCATAATCAATTCAATCAAAGAAAAGACAAATATGCGTATGCATACAACGCCAAATATTTTAAAGATACTCAACACGCTAAACTCTTTATACTTGCACAAATAGTAGGCAATGGCGTTAAAATTCATAATAATATTCCGTATATTAATGACCTGATTAATCAACAATCAATTAAAAACTATAATACATACAATAAAAAAATTCAATCTATGAAGTATAACTATATTAATGATATTAATATATTACATTATATTATGAGAGATAATAATATTAAACTAAATATAATACTCGAAGGAGATAATCAATATCCAATTTGGCATAACCTTGTAATAGATAATAAAATCAATATAGAATCAGTTATTATACTTAATATACTACTGAACTTCTTTAATAAAATATTACATAAGGATATATATTTTAATCAATTTATATCTAATGCTACTAAATACCAACAGTTTATTCAATTAGATAATAAATACTATGCTAACTTAACTTATAATATACTAAATGGACAACATAACAAAATCTAAACTAGTTATTACTCTCGGTGTTATTATGTCTGCAACCGCAGCTTATTTCTCTATTTCAGGACTAGTACAAATCTTTATTAATAATGTCATACCTATTATTATTATGGGAGTATGCCTAGAAATCGCTAAACTCATTTCTATTAATTGGATATATCTGCAATGGAATAACTATAAAGTAATTATGAAATCATATTTCTTAATCGCTATTACTGGTATTATGATGATTACTTCTTTAGGTGTATACGGGTTCTTATCTAATTCATCCGCCAATATTAATAATGATATTCAACAATCTAATATTAATCAAGAATATAATAATAAACAAATTCTATATTATCAATCAATTATCAACTCCGCTATAAAACAAAGAAATCAATTAGATGATACTATCGATACTCTTATTAAATATGATAGAATTAGAGGACCACAGGGCGCAATTAATACTAGAAATAATCAAAAAGTAGAAAGAGATAATCTAAATAATGTTATTAATCAGTCTAATAATGATATTCATTCTATTAATAATATAATACATAACGAACAGTCAAAAAATCAAGATAATTTAAATGAAGTCGGTCCTATCATTTCTATTGCTAAACTATTTAATATTAATGATTATAATAATTCTCTTAATATATTGATCATTCTTATTATTTTCGTATTCGATCCTCTTGCTCTATTACTTACTCTATCGGGAACTATTATATTGAAAAAAGAATATGATAATAGAAATAATGATGATATAATAGGAGCAACGAGAGATAATATAATACATAATATTATAGAGATAGAAGATAATAATATAGATAATAGTATAGATAATAATATAGATAATAATATAGATAAAATAGGTTTAGGCGGTGGGGAATATTCCAATGATACTAATAACATTGCAATAGGGAATACGCTATCTAGAATTAAAAAAGAAAGAGTCAACGACCTAACTAAAAAACATGATATTTGAGTGTATACGGCACACACGTATGTCAATTTTTTGACATGGGGTTTACTATAATAATTGATTATAGTAAATATATTATATAAAATGATTAAATCTAACTGAGAATCATTATCATTTGGAGATGTTCCGAGTATATTTTCATACAAATTATGTATAAGTAGTCAGGAAATCTCAATCGACTTGACAAAGGCACTATATTGTGTTATACTATCTGTGTAGAGGTTAATATATTAAATTAAGGGGAGAATTAATGGCGTTAAATATAATTACTAGTGCTTCAGTATGTTCTGATATAGAGGATATTAAATCTATTACAGATAGTTGTACATATATAGAGATAATATCAGAATATGCAGAGGATAATAATATAGAGATAGAAGATATAATGTCATTATTAAGTCCATTAATAATAGATAAGATAAAGTATGAATCGAGTAAATTGAAATTACTTAAGATAGAGGCAGTACCGGAGATAATATTTTGAGTTAACTCTGGATATAGTGTCAGTATATTGACACTATAATATTATATAATGATAGTAGATATAACGATATTAATATACAACGATAAGAGGATATAAGCAATGAGTGCATTAAATAAGTTTAGAAAGAATAAGATGTCTATAGATAAGTTGACAAATGAATTAGCTAAGTCATCAGGCACAAAGAAAAGTTATATAGATGAGAGATTTTGGAAGCCAACTACTGATAAAAGTGGTAATGGATTCGCAACAATACGATTTTTACCAGTAGAAAGAGAAGGCGATATACCATGGAGACAGGTATTTTCTCATGGATTCCAAGGACCAGGTGGATGGTATTTAGAGAATTGCCCAACAACGATTAATGGTAAATGCCCATTATGTAAAGAGAACACAAAGTTATGGGATACAGGGGATACGGCTTCGCGTAATATTGCGAGGGATCGTAAGAGAAGATTACATTATATAAGTTATATATATGTGGTGTCTGACCCAAGTAATCCTGATAATGATGGAAAGGTATTCTTATATAAGTATGGTAAAAAGATATATGAGAAGATACATAATTTAATGATACCTGAATTTCCTGATGAGGTACCACGTAACCCATTCGATTTTGATGAGGGTTGCAACTTTAAATTAAAGATCCGTAAGGTAGATGGGTATATTAATTATGATAAATCAGAATTTGGTAGTACTACATCATTTTCAGATGATGATGATTTCACGTTAACGGTAGCAGAACAGATTAAGTTTTTAGATGAGTTTACTGACCCAGATACTGCATTTAAATCTTATGATGATTTGGCTGCCAGATTATATAAAGTATTAGGATTTGAGGACCAATCAATGGAAACGGAATTTAAGAAAGTAGATGAACCGGTATTAATTACTGAACCAGCACCATCAATGCCAATATCAGGGGAAGTTCATGCTACTACTGAAAAGGGTGTTGTAAGGGATTCTAAGGACGATAGAGAGGTTTTAACGGAAACTGATGAGGATGATGAGGATATTAGCTATTTTAATAAATTAGCCAATACTGATTGGTAATATTATGTTAACGGTATATTCAACAGTATTAATAATATGTACCGGTACCTTTGGAGTAGCCATATTAGTATGTCTACTCTTTGGGTATAATATATACATGTATTCTAATGGTAAATCATATACTAAACCAGTATATAATATAGATGAATATATACAGAAAGTGAAACGATGGAAACGTTCAGACGACGTGGATAAAAGTAATAATATGAGGTGGGAGTCTATGAGAACAGATAATATTAACATATTCAACTATATTATAGCTATATTATTATTACCTATATTAATTGGTATATCATGTACATTATTAGTATATTATATAGCTACTGATTGGAGATAGTAATCAACGCTTGACACTTTATATTAGGAAGTGGGGTAGGTTGCCGAGAAAGGGGTAAAGGCTCACTCTGTGAAAAAGTGTTTATTTGAAAAATTTTATTTAGAAAAAATATTTGAAAAGGTGAAAAAATGAAAAAAGTAAAAATGATAACGAATTATGGAGAAGTAGTAATAGAATTGGATGAAGAGAATTCCCCAGTAACGTGTGAGAATTTTTTAAGTTATTGTAATGAAAATTTTTATGATGGTACAATATTCCATAGAGTGATACCAGGATTCATGATACAGGGTGGTGGATTTGAGCCGATGATAAACGACGAAATGACACAAAAAACTGTTAAGGGACCGATACTGAATGAGGCAGACAATGGTGTGTCTAATAGGAGAGGAACTATATCCATGGCAAGGACAGGAGTTCCGCACTCAGCAACTGCACAGTTTTTCATAAATTACGCAGATAATAGTTTTCTAAATCATACAGGTAAGACGCAACAGGGTTGGGGATATGCTGTATTTGGAAAAGTTATAGAGGGGATGGATGTATTAGATTCTCTATCATCAGTAGAGAAAATCACGGTACGTCAGCATGAGAATGTTCCAGTGAATGATATCATTATAGAGAGTACCGAAATTATATTATAGGTGAGAGATATGAGAGATATACTAAATTTAATAAAGAAGTTCAGTGTGGATTTAATAGTGCGGTTTGTAATAATATTGGTAGGTATATTATGGGTTTTGAGTATATTATATGTTCTGGGTTTTGTTGCAAATGCTCAGGCGGGTTCGTCGTTTGACAATTCGGACTGTTTATATTCTTGCATAAGTCCTCCGGATCAAGTTGAATGGGAGGCACGTGAAAAGATAAGAATTAAAGAATCTTATCTTGAAGAAGATAGAGATCGTGAGAGGATATCAGAAGATAAGTCAATGGCAAACAAAGTATCATCTCCGAAAGAAAACATAAAGCAATCTATCTATGAAACGGCAGAGCAATTAATGACGTGTTCCTCAGCTATTCGTAATACATGGTCAGTATATGAGACAATAAAGGACAAGAAATCTGGAAAGGATGTAAAGATCCATTCAGTTGCAGATGATCTCCGAATATATTCCTCGGCACTATACAAGGAAGTAAATCCGCAGATAACGGATGACCATTTAGATGAGATATTGGGTATACGGAATACGATTTTTGCCACGCAATTGACACCATCTGAGAGATCATTGATAGTAGAAGAATGTATTGAGTTATTAAATACATTACAGGGAGTTGTCGGTACTGAAAAGGAAGTTGAGGATATTCCTGATCGGGAATAATATTGAAAATATCTTAATATATTAGTGAATTATTCCTGATCGGTAATAATTTTGAGAATATCCTTCATAATTGATTCATTCGAATTAAGGAGAAGGTGATATGAATTATAATATTTTATAGTATGAGTATATGGGAGCGACGTTTCCCAATCATTAAGTATTGGGAGGTCGTTGTCAGGATATAGAATATGTATATTCTCATCACCTCCCAACTTCATAATATTATTGAACCCTGATTCCATAATATTGATAGAGTGATAAAGTGTATTAGAATTAATATAGTGTCTAATAAGATTATCATTATATCTTATTTCAGTTTGATCGGTGGAATTAGATACTTTAAATTGTGGTAATAAGTCATAGTATATATTAAAATCAAATGACTTGAGAATATATTTGAACGGTGAATATACAGAGTGATGTTCTATGATACCTGGAGAAATAAGAATTACAGTAGGATTTCTACCAGTTTTAGAATGAATGTATTTTTTTAATTTTGCATAATTATGAAGTATAATTGCGGCTCCCATAGAATTACCTATAAGAGTTATGTGTATGTTTGGGTAAGATTGAATTACATAATCAATTTTATTGAGTAGTTGTTTATTCCATGCATCTATACCGACATTTTTTTCCACATTTTTTCCGAATCCATTAATGTCATATGACAATAGATTTACATTATCATATGATAGGAATGATTGTAGTTTAGAGAAAGTTGAAGAATGTTCGGAAATACCGTGTACAGAAATAACCGTATGTTTTGTTTGTTCTCCGGTAAATCTCGTTGATGTTGCT